TTCATAACCACTACGTCACCCGCAAGTGGATCACGCATGCGTTTCACTACGTACAAGTCATGCTCAAACACTCTGACTGGTTCTTCTTCATCGCCCACCGGAGATTTGTAAACACCACCATTCTTGCCACGGAAAAAAGGATGTGGGTATTTAGGGATGTGGTGTACTTCTTGTTCCTCATCCTCTTCTTCCGGTTCTACGGTTACTACGTTGTCTTCTTCAGATGCTTCTAAGATTTCGTTACCAAGCTGAATCGGTGATTTAATCTTGCCCTTGTGTATACATCCATCGCAACCACCGGGGTTACTCTTTTCAAACTCATTACAAGTATGTGGACCCTTGATGTGGATTACCTTAGCTTCAGTATCAGCAGGGTTGTAGTCTGCATAGCCCTCGGAGATCTTGTGGATCGCCGTATCTCGGTCAGCACAAAACTTAGCAATAGATAACGCATCAAACCAACGTGGCTCTGAGAGGGTGGTTCGATTTTCATACGCATCAAGTAACTGTGGGCAACCCTTGCCGTTTGCACTACGCACCATGATCTTGCCAAACTTAGCAATGGTGTTGCTCTGCATTGCCTTAGCAAGTGCAGTTAGTTCGCGCTTTGGCGGCGTCTCAGTTACAGGCTTAACGCCAAGCAGATCACGAAATGCTTCAAACTCAACGGCTGGTGCTTCGCTAATTATTTCTACTAGGGTAGGTGGGTTATCCTTAAAGTTAAAAGTACCCGGTATCCTAAGTACACGGGATACTTCAAATACCTTTCCGTCAATATGGAAGTTATGAAGTACACATAGTTGGCGAAGACGATCAGCCACCGGCTCCCATTCATCCCGCGTTACTGCACGGGTTAGGGGCCAGTAGACGTGAATGCCACGACCTGAGTTAACAAGTAAAGGCTTTGGTAGCCCAATCAGTTTGCAAAATTTCCGCAGCTCTTCAAGCCCCGTTGCTTGATCAATATAGCCGTCAGGTCTACCGGTCTTGGGGTTTATCTCTGCCTTGGATTCTCCGCAGTCAATATCTAACCAAAAAGATTTAAGTGCTTTGACGTTATCTTTAAGGCGGTTGGCGTTGGTTTCAAACTTCGCTACACCGAAGTAGACGTTACGCTCTTGTTTTACAAACTTCTCCGCTTCTATATCGACTTCTTCTCTTGTTGCTACAAGTCTTTGGCGAACATCGTCTTTATCTTTTATACCTAGCACGGCAAACCACCCATCAGATGGCTGCACGATGCTTAGAAGGTCGATGTTTGTCATACGTTAAAAAAGGGGGATTGCTCCCCCTGAGTCTCCTCTTTGACCAGCGAATTAGTTATTGCGACTTAACGTAGCAAGCAGTTTCGTAACGGCATCAACCAGTACGTTCTGCGGGTTGCTCACCCCGCTAAACCAGTTGTATACCGTTTGCCGACTAACCCCCAGTAACTCAGATACTTTAGTTACTGAGGTGTTGGATTTGATGCAAGCTCGTCCAAGCCTTACACCAAGCAACTGTTTGTCGGCGTTACGATTCTGCTCGATCAGCCGTACGCTGTATCCGTGACTCATATGGTTACTCGTCTTCGCTCCACGCACTCACAACATCGGCAAGGTTCTGCTTTGCCTTGGGTGCTGGTTCGACCTTCTTCGATTGACGCTTGACCGGTTCTTCAATAGCTTCATCTTCCGGTTCTTCTACACGGGTAACCTTAGCGGGTGCTTCTGCTTTGGCAGCAGGAGGAAGTTTGTTTACCTTGTCTGCTTGCGCAACTGTGATCATGGTGTACATCTTGGTTTCAGGACGGGCTTGTGCCTCAACCACCATGTTGTATTCATCATCGTTGATATTACGCAGCGGGGTAAACAGCAGCTCCATCGAATCCGCGTTGATATCGTAGCTGATATTGGTTACGACATTATCGGGGGACTCGCCGTTGGCAAGCAGAAACTTAATGTACGACTCAAACGGATGCACGTTGCCTGTGCCCTTACCAAAGAGTGACTTGGCAGGTACGTTAAACTGATACACATCCCCTGATGGATCGCCTTCGACTAACACGGAGATGCGGCGCTGATAGCGGCAAGCACGTCCACCGTTTTCACCGGAGCCCTTGATGTTTTGTGGGCAGTCAGCGCAGTTTGAATGTTGCTTATCTGAGGCAGCAGCTTCAGGCTTGTCACCTAAGTTAGACCAGCAGTTAGGCAGCGTAGGTGCTGAATCAGGGTTGTACTTTTCTTTGTAGAAGCTACGCGATACTTTTGGTAGCGCATGCAAGATGATGACATTGATCTCACCACGCACAGCGTTGCCAATCTGTTCGCCGTTGACAATGCGCTTGAACGTACCGTTGGTATTGGTTTGGATACGGCGGGTGGTTGAGGATGTAGCAAGGGTCTTGGCGAAGTCGCTCAACTCACGCTTGCCGGTTGTTGTAACAGCACCTTGCTGCTTGAAGATTGCTACGTTGCTCATGTTTGCTCCTTACTTTTTGGTGGGTTTACGGACTTGCACGGTATATGTACGGTCGGCTTGCATACCCATAGGGAAGTGATCAGGGTTATCTGCAAGAAACTCCCGCATATTGCTTGCATGGATTCTTTGCTCCAATAGGAAAGGTGCATCATGTTCTTTGATAAACTGATACATAGAATCCCAATCACTCGTCCAGTACCGTGTTGATATACGACGTGAGATTGTTCCTACTGGGGTCTTGACGCTATCTAAGTTTTGGTCGTTACAGATTTGCAGAAGGCTTTGCCCGACCACATTGAACTGCTCTTTGAGGTCACGCAACTCTTCCTTATGGCGCTCTTCCATTTGATCAATGGCATCGCGTATCTTGAGATAAACAGCTACCGTCTTGTTTATGTCTAACGGTTCTTCGGTCATGGTTTGCTCCAGCGTTATTTTTGTTTTTTAATTATAGCACAACATTTGACTTTGTCAAACTGTATCTTCCACCTCCTGTTTGTATAGGTCTATTATTTTATTGTGATTGTTGATGTTGTTTTGCAGCATGTTGTACAGCTTGTCTTCAACTTCACTACCTTTAATATGTACCACGGTCATGGCATTTTTTTGTCCGGGACGGTTAATTCGCGCGTTGGCTTGAAGGTACGTCTCCACGCTCGTGACCGGTGCATACCAAATCACTGTGTTCGCAGCAGTCAGGGTCAAACCGTGTGACGCTGCTTGCGGTTGAATAATAAGTACGTGGGGGTCTTGCTTTTCCTGAAAGTTTTTTACGTGCTCGCTGCGTTTGTTTACAGATACTTGACCATTGATAACTTCAGATGTGATGTTGTGTTTATCCAAGAAAGTTTTAAGTAGCTCGATGGTGTGCGTAAACGGCACGAACACCAACACTTTGTGGGACGACTCCTCAATCACTTCCAAGATGACTTGCAGCCGGTTGCTGACGTCAAACTCAATGACTTCTCTGCTATCTGAATAAACTGCACCGCCAGATATTTGCAGCAGTTTGTTGATGTTAGTCGCTGCGTTGACTGCGGTAACAGACTCCCCCGCTGTGGTGAGCATCATTTGTTTTTTCAGCGTGCGGTAAAATTTAGCTTGCTGGGCGGTTAGCGGCGCATCGCGTTCAACAAATGTCAACTCCGGCAGATCTAAACAGTCTTTCTTTTCAAACCGAATGGCAGGTTGCAGGGCTTTATGCACCACACTCTCAGCCTGTGGTTTGGGTATCCACCGATACTGCGACACCTTGTACATCACCTGATCACGGAATTGACCGTAGTACTTAGGAATACCTTCGGGGTTAATCAGCTTGGCTAACCCATAGGCATCAAGCGGAGACTGTGCAGCCGGTGTGCCGGTCATCATCCACATCCACTTAACTTTAGCGGAGATATCTCGTAATACCTTCCACCTATTAGTTTGCGCATTCTTATAGGCATTGGCTTCGTCAACGATGATCAGGTCGAACGTACCGTCATCCATGATCTCGTCCTTCACCACCGCTAACCCGTCAAAGTTAATGATTACGAAGTCAGACTTTGCGTTGATTATCTTAGCCCGCGCCTTGTGGTCACCGTGCGCTATGGAGCAGCTACGGTGCATTGCAAACTTAAACAGGTCGTTCTGCCACGCCGACTTCATAATTGATAGCGGGCATATGACTAACACGCGACGTACTTCACCCACCTTCATCAGGTAGTCCGCAGCCCATATCGCCGATGCAGTTTTACCCGTGCCCTGCTCGTTGAAGCAAAAGCCCTTGCGATACAGGGTCAGAAATGAAGAAGTCTGTTTTTGGTGAGCGAACGGTTGCAACTTGCCCGTCCACTTGTAGTCGCGCGTTATGGTCGATGGTACGTCTTTGATACGCAGCTTTGCTAGTGCTTGCGATTCGGTTAGTCCCCAATTCACTGCCACCTCGTATATGTCTTGTTCTTGGTTTACAACCGCACTCTTTTTCACCTGCTCGGTTATCAGGTGTGGTCGTTTAGTACGTATAAGCAGTACTTTGTTATCTACAATTTCCATTACTTCACTGAGCTATCTGAGTTCCGTTTGAATGACCGATTGGCACTTGCGCTTTTAACCCGCAGGTTGCCACCCTTATTTGTGCCACCCTTTGATATGGGTTTCACATGATCCACATCCTTGCCATCACCTTTACTTACGCCACCGGTGCGCATCAACTTGCGCCGAGCAGCATTACGCACGGCTCGGTTTTTCTTCTGTTCTTCGGTTCCTTGGTACTGCTCGTACTCTTTCTTGTACGGGCGGGGTTTGTTCACGTAGGGCATTTTTCACTCCTCAAAGGGTTCGAACGGGCCACGCTCTATTTTGCCGTAGACGGGCAATGTCATCAAACCAATTTGTTGAAGCGCCGCTATCAATATCTGCCGTTCGTACTCCCCCCGCACTTGGATGCAGACCGCCCCAGTTTCAATCGGTTGACACCATGCACCATTACTCTTATGCACCATGACTTTCATGTCGTAACCGGATATTTGGTCGGTGCGCAGGGTGATGGTCGCAAGCCCACTGAGCTTTTCCCCCGCTTGCCCTATCTGCACCTCCATCTCCAACCCAATGTTGTCGAAAGTGTTGTATTCAAATTCAGGGCTACGTATTGCTAACTGTTTAGATGCTAAGCCACCCATTACCTTCTCCTGTAGTGTTCGCACATCGTTACTGGACACCATCCGCACAGCGGACTGGATACTGCATTCCACACTCCGGATTCCTGTGCAGCCGTAAGTCTGTCTAACTCGGGTTCAAATGTTGCTAGGTACGAATCGCGGTTAGCGATGTCATGCCGCTTAGATACGAATTCTTTGCTAACAACAAACAACAATGCTGATTTAATCACCTCAATCTGCGGGAAGTGCAGGAATACTGCGGCGGCAACTATATCTAGCTGCTTGGTGTCCGCGTACTTTGCGTTCTTACTTGTCTTGTAATCAACTAGGAATGCTGTGTTGTCTTGGAGGATAAGCAGGTCAGCAATACCTCGCCACCACACATCCTTATCAAAAAACTTACACGGCTCGTAGCCTGTGCTTGTCCGTCTTACCCCCAGTTTGATTTCACAATGTTTCTCACCTTCAATCTGATTCAGGGTATCCAACACATCCTGCATAAAATTAAACTTGGCAGGTAGGGGGATGCCGTTCTTTATGTATTCTTCCGCAGCCTTGTGTACTTCGTTACCGTATAGCGTAGCTTCGCTACCTTCGTCTTTCACATCCTTAGCTACACGTAAGTGGTAATACTTCTTGGGGCATTGGTCAAAGGTCTTGATGCTGCTGTACGACCATGTTATTAGCTCGGTCATTTTTTATTCCGATTGCGTTTTGTTCTTTCTCGTTTTACAAAATTCCTACAATTCTTGCACCAAGAATCGTACGCCCCGCTTTTCAACACCCAAAAAGCACTAAATGGTTTTTCATCTTTGCATTTAGTACATACCCGACTTGTTACTATCTGTTCGCGTTCACCGGTCATCATTGTGCGCTTTGGTAGCATAAGCCACCCTTCAGGCATCTGCTGAGCTGAAAACAGCATCCATCGAGGGAAACTGTCGGGGTTTAGTTTTGGGTCTGTGTCCATCATTCCTCCGTGATACCGTGTGCCTTTTCTACCGCACGTGCGTAGGCGTACCAAAACTCTGCGGATGGCGGGATGCCATGAGAGAACAAACGGCGAACGACTTCTTTACGCAGCGGCTTTTGTTTGATTTCTTTAACAAACGCCAACAATCCTTTGCGGTCAAACTGCAGCCCACCAAGACTATGCTTACGCGCTACGGCAACAAGTTCTTCCTCGGTCATTTCTTATCCTCTTTATCTTTTTGTTTATTGCCGCTGATCCATGATGCAGTGGTGCGGTCTAAGCACGACTGACACCGCCACACTTTTATGCTTTTGTGTGCGCTTTGAACCTGCTTGACTGCGGGGTTTGTCATACAACTTGCACAAAGTTTATTCATCACCCACCGTTTTTCTCCTTATTTTTATTTACCATCTCTCGCAACTTCCCCTCAATGTCACTCGAAGTTGCAGGCCACATATACGCCCGTTGGTCAATCGTTAAATCGTTAGTCCACCTCAACAAACGACCTAGCATGGGACTGCTTGCAGTAATTTGTTTCGGCGCATCGTTGGGTTCGCACACAGTAAATGTGTAAGGTAATTTAGCCACCGTTCTTCTCCCGCAGCTTGGCTTCGATGGCTCTGGCAAACCACATTTCCTCATACATGCCTTTTTCGTAAGCATCCCAAACTTCCTCATCCGTCAGCCCAACCCATGTGCGTTCTACACATTTGCGTCCAAGCTGGCATCTCACACGGTAGCAACCCAATGGTTCATAAATGTGAGGACACGCAGGCTCTTGCTTTTCTGCCTCAGTGCTCATGTGTTTTTCCTTTGTAAATTTTAACGGTTTACTGCCGCCTCTTTTTCGCCAACCAATGGCAGTCATTCTTTGTTTAGAATAAGAGATTGAAGATATTCTTCACGAAGTTTTGCATAGTGTTTATAAGCTTGTTCAACTGTTTCTTTGTTTGCTTTCAACATCTTATGGTTAATTTCTGAAGTAGTTTCTACATAATCAGATAAATAATTAACCATTTTATCAACACTTGTTTGTAACTCTTTGATACTATTCATAATGTGTTCATATCTAGCTTGACTCATCATGATAGCCACCCCGCATCTTTTGCATCATTGTAGAGTTCTTCCCACTTTGTTTTCCAATAGTTTCTATCTTCAATAGATGTGGCGTTATATCGTTTATGTTGATATTCGCCTAATTTACGCATAATGTTTGCTTCACATAACGGTTCTTCAAAATCTTGCAACATGATTTCTCCTTAGAATAAAAACATCACAGAGGTAAATGCCCAAAGTAAGCTTAAAAACAATATTGCTGTAAAAATTGTTTTAATAAGGTTTAACATATTAAAGACCTCTTTAATAAAATTTAACACATTAAAAAGTGTTTTAATAAGATTTAATATATAATTTTTTTATCTTTTAACGTTGAATGGATACTTTAAACCAGTAGCAGGATCAACGTAGCCAACTTC